AGTAACTACTTTTTCTGCAACATCAAGACCCTCACTTTCACTCTCTAACTCCTCATCAGGAATGTAACGATTGACTGGCTTTTTGCCAAGAACATACTTCAAACGCTTCTCAAGATCATCGTATGACTTGAACTGGTCTGGAGCAGTGATCGCAGTAAGTGAATACTGTCTCTTCCATAATGCTTCAAGAGCATCATCATCTTCAAGAACTGGCCCTATCTTGTCAAATTCTGACTTGTCATAGTTCCAATATCCATCTTTCTTCACAATCTTCAACTTGAAGTTAGCACCTTGCCAGAAGTCAAAAGGATTGATTGGAGTCTCATCTTCAAACTCTGGTTGCATTGCTTCCATAATCTTATCAAATATTTTTTTACCATACTTAAATAAGAATACTTTGCCTTCATTAGAAGGGTTTGTAGGATCTTTCACGACATAGATGTTGCTGTAGTAAGATAACTTGCGCTTCTGTTTACGCACGACATCTTTGTCAGACTCATTGCCACTGTTCCATAACTCACGATTGTAGTCGGAGACAGGATCCTTTTGACCATTTGTGGTTAGACTATTTTCAATATACCAACCACCAGGCCCTTGAAAGGCATGAGTGTACATTTTTGCCCATGGGAACTCTTCGTTCTCAGGTGCAGGGAGGAAACGGATAACTGCATATCCATTGCCTGTTTTGTCTAGTTCTGGTTTCCAGAGACGTTCATCGCCACCGCCACCAGATGTGTTCGCTTTTTCAACTTCTTTAACAAGTTTTGCAGTCAATGAACCTAGTGATGACTGCTTCTTTAGGTCTGCGAAAGACATAGTTACCTCGGATTAAATTAGATTTGGCTTGTGTGTACTCTTCTATTATATACTAAAAAGTTCCGATGTCAAATTGCTTTCTCATGAGTTCGATCATTTCACTCATTTGATTAAAGATAATGCTCATATCAACACCTCTTGGTAAACCCATCATTTCTGCGGATTTAGTCATTTCTTGTTTCATGATTTCAGCATCGGGATCATCTGATAAACTCAGACGAGCATACATGACTTTTTGTTTCTCGACAAGTTCAGACAATAAATTAATATGCTCTGTTTTATCAGCAGCACTCATGTAAGGAAAATTCATTACACTTGAATAAATTTCCTCTTGGAGTTGATGGATATCTGCCATCTCAGCCTTCACGATGTCGGAGTCGAAAAAACTCACTTAGTTGCTACCCCCTTTAGTATTTTTTTATAGCGGAATACATCTATATTTAGGAAAGGAGAATACTTTCTCACTCTTCGACTGACGGTTTTCCATACAGGATCGTCCAACTTTTGATCGAAATCTTTCCCATACCCTAGTATTCTATCATAGATTACCATACTTTCAATACTGATATTACCACCTAAAAACTTTTTCAATACAATAGGGTGTCCTTTGCTACAATCAAAGACATCATCCACCTTATTATCTGTGAACAGACTTTCAGATTCTTCTTTGAAGATATATGACAAAGACTGCACCTTTTTCTTCCAATTAACATATCTTCCTTCTCCTTCCTTAATCATCTCTCCGATCCACATACTCTCAGGATCAGAACATGAAACAAAATTAGATACAAAAAAGTCTACAACTTCTTTATCATTCTTCTGTCTTGAAAATCTTTCAAACCAAAAACGATCCTTTCTTTTGTAAAAAGCCTCTTTGGTTGCTCTTGTTTTGCCACCATACTTATGATAATCATAGTGGTCTTTTGTGAAGTGATTTTTTAATGACAAATAACAACGGTAGGCATCAAACGGCATCATTACCTTCCTTCTCTGGATTTATTCCTTATTGTAATATGATTTCCTTCAATTGTAAACTCTAGATAATCACGATGATCCCATTGAAGTTTATCATATAAAGCATTGAGTTTTTTCATGTCCTCCCACAAATCTGTGGGAGTTGGTTCACCCCAAAATGGGTTCTCATCATATTCATCCATCAGAAGATTATTTTAGCCCTTGAAGTTCTTTTTAAAAAGTTGAGTTCCTGTGCCTCATACTTAAGTTTTTCCTTAAGTGGTTTTGATATCAGTTTCGGAACTGACTCAAGATCAATGGAATTTATTTCACAGAAATAGACAATCGCATCGATGTAATTCATCTCTTCTTGTGCTTGCACAAGTCCTTCGATTTCTTGTGCGAAACGAGCAGGACAGTAAAACTTATCCTCGAATGCCTTTTCTAGTTCATTGTCCATTTGGCGACCTAGTATTGTGAGATACAAATTCTTTGATGTAACGAACTAATAATTTAATATAGTCTCCTTTGTTACGTTTGTCAAATACTTTTACCTCTCCGTCAGGAGTTACCATTATTGTAATTAACTTTGTTACAGGGATCTCTGTTAGTTCGTAGTATGCAGCAGCATAAAACATTTCTTGTACAAAATAATTCGTACACCAGTTCTCTGGTTTTATCTTAGTTGAAGTTTTGAAATCTATTACAGCTAACTCTCCTTCATACTCTGCGATGCAATCAACTCTACCGGCAAGACCGAGGTATTCTGAGTAAAGAGTCCTCTCGATAGCGTGTATATTATTTATCTTGTCCAGATATGGTAGGGTATTGTAAAACATGAACTTTGTGAGAGGCTGATAGTCATCCCATTTCAATTCAAGATTTAACAAATAGTTCTGTGCTGCTTCATGATAATCTGTGCCACGAGCAGTTGCTTTTCTTGTAATCTTATTTGCTTCTTCAACACCAACTCTCTTCCTCCAGTCAGCAAAGATCTGACGATTATAAAAGGATGTCACAGAAGTAATTGACGGAACCCAATCTCCACTTGGAAGATTATAAAGTCTTATACCGTTAGTTTCTTTTTTTTGTAATTCAAGATCACCCAGATAATTATGATGAATAAAATTCATAAATTAAGTTCCATTTTTGCAAGAATAAATTCTTTAACTAAACCAGATCGAACAATATCTTCTACACCAAACTCAATGATATCAATTGATGACATCAAACGAAGAACTCTCATGAAATCTACAATACCATTCCTTTCGTTTTGTTTGATAAGATCAGTTTGTGTTGCATCTCCACAGAACATGATCTTTGTGTTCTCTCCTACTCTAGTCATTATACTATCTAACTCGTGAAAATTCAAGTTTTGGAACTCGTCAACGATGATAATGGCTCTATCAAATGTTGTTCCCCTGATAAAAGATGTGCTCCAAAATGAGATTGTCTCTTGTGCTTTTAAATTACCATAGAGCATTTCAAAATCTGCTGCTGATGGCAACTCAAACATATACTTCACCATATTCTTATATGGTATTTGATAAAGAGTAGACTTGTCCTCGTGATCTCCGGGTAAGAAACCGATCTCTCTCGTCGATACAAGCGATCTGACGATGTATATTTTCTCGTAAGGTGTGGATGGATCTAAGACATCACACAACGCATTGTAGAGCGTTATAAAGGTCTTTCCTGTACCTGCTGCACCGTAAGCAATTATGTTTTTTCCTTCAGTATATGAGTCAAATAATTTTTGCTGATTCTCTGTAAGAGGCTCAATGTCCCTCAACATATCAGCGTTGATTGGTTTTTTCCTCTTCATTTGTTTTGCCGTGAGTCCGACACCTATAGGCTGTTGTTCTGCTTTCCTTTTTCTTGGCATATTAAACAGGTCTTACTTTAGAACCGGGAGCTTTAGATGCTTTGTGTAATACATCATTCCAACCGGGGTGTGTCTTACGAAGTTTATCATAAACTTCTCCGACTTCTCCGACGTTTGCAACTCCTTGCATCCAGTCTTTATCCCAATCGGGATTATCTTTTCGCCATTGATCGTATTCGGTCATTGACATTTGGATCTCTTTTTGTTCGCCAGTTTTCAAGTTCTTTACAGGGTAAGTAGGCATAGGTGTTTAAGTTTTGTAAATATTTAGACTATCAATCTGAACCATCATCATACATCTCATCATAACTCATGGGTGCAGATGAGAAAGTCGCAGGAGATTTATAAGCATCCACATCGGAATATACTTCGCTCTCTAGTTCTTCAACAATCTCCTTAAGAGCCATGACTAAGACTTTTAATTTTCCTTTGTCCATGAAAACTTTTCATTTTATTTATTATACACAAAAAAAGAGGAAAGGTCAACCCTTTCCTCTTGGATTAAATAGTTTCCATTCTTTATTGAAAACTACATCTAAGTAAACCCACTTCGCATAATGAATCCCACGATAACACAGGAGAGCAAATACTTTCTCTGGGTTATGAATTTCTTCATCAAAATCTGGGACTTCGGGTGGTTCCCACCCTATACGTAACATGGGTCTTTACCTTGAATAAAGCAGGTGTGCCTCTGCGTAGATAATGGTCAGAAACACAACGCTAGCTGCGAGAATTTCTGCTGTAACTAACATGATGCCACTCAACTCTTAGATGCGAATTTACGCTCTACTTTAATACCACGATACATTAATTCGTGACGTTGCTTTTGAGCGGCTTCTGCGAGTACCTTTGCGTTGTACTCTTCAGAGTCGTAACTAACTCCTCTGTATGTGACTTGTGCCATTTGGTTTCTCCTAAAGTAATTGGACTTTACACCTTTAACTCTTTCGAGTGATCCGTGTTCCCGTTCCTTCAGTCGGCTTTTGCGTCCCTACAATCTAAACCATACTTTTCACCAAAATCATAGTACAAATTTACAATCTCCTGTCTATCTTCTGCACTAAGGTCAGGATAGACTTTAGCACGATCAACAAGAGTGTTAATATCTGCACATGATACTGTGACTATAGTGGTAACAGCGGTTGATGCAGCAATTAAAGTTTCAATCATAAGGATGAACGAACCCGTTCCGAGTCGGCTTACTTGCGTCCAATGATAAAAGGTTCGCAATATTGATCTGGTACTTTTGTTCGGAAGTAATCTATAAGATACTCCTTCGCATCCGGAGAGTGATATTGATCGCTCAAAATCTCAATCCTTGCTTGATTCCAATCTGCACATGTCATCTCCCAGTGGAAACTATTATGTTCAGAAAGAAGAAGTCCCAGTAAAGCTATCTCAATCATAGGATGAACGATGTGTTTATATTAACACATTCAGCCTATATATGCTAATTTAATTGTTCATTTTGTAACAAATCTTAATTGTTATAGGGGATTACCGTTTTTATCCACTAATCCAAGACTTTTGATCTTATTTAGATTACTTCTTTCTTTTTTCTTAATCTTTTTATATTCTTTTATTAACTTATCTACCTCACTTTTGCGAACATTCACCTTTAATTCCTTCTCATCTTCCTTCCCTACAAACCCAAGACCAGCCTTTTGAGTCTCCTCCTGTGCATCAACATAGTCATTGATAACCTCTTGAATCTCATCTCGAATGAGTTCATTTATTTGATCTCTTAGTTTGTCGCTCATTACTTACCCCTTACAGTTTTACCTTTTTTCTTTGGTGGTGGTTTAAGACCAAAACGATTTGGTGGTATGGTTCCTGATCCATACTCAATACCTTTTACATTCTTATACTTATCATAGTAAAGATCAAATATGTTTGCAGCCTTTTGTGCTCGACAAACATCTAATTTATCTTCACCATCAACAGTGTAAGTTACATTATATGCATCAGTTGGAAAAGATGAGTTCTTTGCCTTTTCCGGTGTGGTTTTTTCAAGGAGGATCTCACAAGAGTAATCCTCCGGATTTATGTCACTCATGTTCCTCTATGTAAACCCCATGCTATGTCAGGAAATGCCTCTGCGACAATTTCCCTTGTCAATTTATATTTCTCAGTAAGATTCTTATCTTTAACTAGACAGATAATCTTAGCCTCTTCTGGATGTAATCCTTCTAACATCTGTATGAACATTGTCTCTCTACGAAGAGAACTCAATGTATCATTACCACCCTTGATAAAGTGATAGAGATTCTTCCACTCTCTACGAAGAGATGTGTGATCTGTTCCTACAGGGACTTCGTTCTCTTTGTAGGGTACTTGTCCTTCTGGAACAGCAGATACAACTCTGTCATCAAAATTCCATATCAAAATGGCAGTGAGTGAATCGTCACGATGCTCTCGTAAGGCTTCAACTTTCTTTACCTTTGTTCTTTGAGAATCAACATAATCTAATATCTCATGGATAAAAGGATTTGG